CGCCAGCCGTCGCAACAACGAAGTTACTGGGCGCGCGTTGTGAATTGCCGTTATTGATGGCAGCGGCCAGGTTAACCCAGAAGGTGTTGCCTGTGCCGCTGCCCCCAGCCAGGGTGGCGCCGGACACAGTAGCACCGGCCACGTTGGTGGCGACAGTCAGGGTGTTACCAGCGGAACCAACCTGCTGGACGGGGTTGGCGGTCAAGTTGAGTGTCAGTCCGTTGAGAGCGTAGGTGAATTTGATAAGGTTAGCATCTGTTGCCGCCAAGAGGAAGGTCAGCAGGTTCGCCAGCGTGACAGGCAACGAACCGCCGATCTGGACCTGAGGACCAACTGGAGCGCCGGTGACAAGCGTGGTCACTGTGCCGCCCAAAGTGATGGTCGTGTTGTTCAGCGGATTTGCCGTAAACACGATGCTGCCAGTAGCGGGCGTAGCAGCCGGCACGTTATTGAACTGCTCAGGCGGCAAGCCTGGGAACGACACGACACCCATGTATGAGTTAGCGGCTGTGCCGTTCTGGATCGAGAACTTGATCTGATTGCCCAGGACGCCTGAGCATTTGCCAGCGATGGTGATGCAAGCACCAGCTGCCGAGCCACCAGACAGAGTCGCGCCCGACACAGTGATGCCAGTGACGTTTGACGCCAGAGTCAGTGAGTTGCCGGCTGTCCCAGGGGTCACGGCAGTCAGGTTGATTTGGAACGCGCCACTGGGAGTATAAGTAAACTTGACTGCTTGCGCGTCGGCTGAAGCCTGAAGCTGAGCCAACGTGTTCTGCACCGTTTGGACGAGGTTACCACCAATGTTGATCTGTAGTGCAGTAGCGCCACTGGCGACGTAGGTGAAGACAGTGCCGTTCAATGTGATGGTTTGAGCAGCTGTTGGCTGCACGGTGAACAGGAGCGAACCAGTGGCTGGTGTAGCGCCTGACTGAGGTGTGACGCTGGCCGCGATGTCGGTGCCGTCACTGACGCGTACGCACTTGAACCCGATAGCACCGCCGACCTGTGTCGCCGCCGCGATATAAGAGGCAATGTCGAAGTTTCTGACCACGGGTGCCCCAAGGACGATAGCAGCGTCCACAGGTTTGCTGGCTAGAATAACTGAGTTGAGCTGACCCCAACTAGCGACACCCACCAGACCTTCGATATTTGTTGGCTGACCCAACAAAAACGGAGTCGGCAGAATGATGTCGCCATATACGCCGGGGACTGTCAGAGCGGCCAGGTTTTGCTGGCCATCGAGAAACACTGGCATGGAGGTCTTTCCTTCTGTTCAAGCCCTACGGCTTACTTTTTCGGGTCCGGCGCCGCAGGCTTCGGGTCTGGCACCGATATGCGCACGAAGTGGTTGTCGCGATCCTCGCTGAGCTTGGCGATCTCAACGGGATCGGTGACGACCTGACCTTTTACGTAGTTGTGGAAAGGGTTCACGCAAAGCAGGTTGATAGCCATAGGCTTGTCCTCACGTTAGAGCTGGGATGCTGGGAGAAAGAACAGGAGCTAAAGGATCACCTGCGGTATTGATGATGTCTATTTCCGCTGAGGTGATGACGAAACCTGGAAACTCCCAAAGAGTGGCGTATTCCGCATTATAGATCAGATCACGGCGGTAGATCGTATTCAACTGCTGCTCATCGATTGTGTTGGTTCGGTTATAGACAATCTTCGCCATGGTCGTGTCAGGCATGGTCACAGTGATCTTCTGCTTGATCACGTTATCAATGGCTGCAGCGACAGCCTTACGATCCTGGGGCGTCGGTGCCCAGACGCTGACCATCACATACTGCTCTTGCCGGTGCGTTACCTTTCCCAGCGTGCCCATACCACCTTGGCGCACGACTAGCGAAATATTCGCAGGAATTGTCAACGTGCTAGACGTCCCTGAGGCGCTAGGATAAGGCCCCTGGGCGCTTGTCAGTAATTGCGCAAGGATGCTTGCTGTTGTATTCCCGGAGGCTGAAAAGACGTGCGCGCGATCCGCTATGATCGTCAGATACTCGCCTGGGTTTGGTTGACCTGTAACAGTGATCAAAGTTCCGACGACCGTAAAGGACATGCCATAATTAGCAGCGATGATAACGTAGGTTGCGTCCAATATCTGGTACGGCTCAGGCACACCACCTTGCATCGGAAAAACGGATATATTAGTGACTGGACCTCCTGAACGAGTGACTGGCATAGGCGGGTTGCCTACTAGATGTTGCCCAGCCATATCGAGGTCAAGCTGAGCTGGCTCAGGCCAACCCTCGTAGATGCGCACGTCCTTGCCAGTAATCGACGGCTGAGACGAACCATTGGGATAGATCGCGCCAGCAGCAACGCCAACGAGATAAGTAGTGATGTCGCTCAGGTCGGCCACGTCAAGTCTCCAGGCGGATCGCCACTAGCTGATAGCCAAAGACAGTCCAGAAATTCTGGGCTACCGCATATCGGTATCCTTCGTCGTCATAGACAAAATCCCGGTCTCTGATGTCGAACTGGCTGATGGCAGAGGCTGGGATATAGATTGACCACTCGGGTTTGTAAATAATGTCTCCTGGTAAAAGAGTCCCCTTTGTCCGACCAGGTGTTTTGGGTTGTATAGATGCGGGCAGGCCTGTATATAGAACAGCCTCGCCTGCGGGATTAGCTGGGTCCGTAGATTGCTGAAGACCTGAGTAAGTGCCGAGACCAACTGTATCGACGCCACTGACAACAGCCTCCGTTCTCGCCCGGTGAACAGATACTACACGGTCATACACCAGGTCCGAAGTTCCCCCAGGCATGATCACGACGACTTCCCAAGGAGGAGCAGTGGTCATGGCATTCTCACTGGACTGGAGATGCCAGTTTCTTCTTCAAGCTCGTTCCCAGCCTGGCTGACGGGCAAAGTGTTGTCCATCATGCCGAGATTGAAGTTGGGCTGTATGCGATCCATGTTCATCTCTTGCATCATCTTGTCGGTGATGCTGATGCCGCCAGCGTAAGGCATGGCTGCACCTGACATGGCTGCACGAGCTTCGAACTGCAACGCCTTGGTTTTATACGCTTTCCCCATCTGGGAGTAAGCGATCTTGGTTGTGCCGGCCTGCTGATCAACGGACGAGCTGAACCTACTAGCCAAGGTACGGCAGCATTCAGCTGCCGCACCGTACAAGGTTGATCGCGCGCCGAGGAAATAAACCAGCTCTTCGTCCTGCATCTGCTGACGGACGCTGAACGTGTCTCCAATCATCAGGCGGAGTGCATCCTTGCCTGACGTGGAGAGCTTTGTTACGTCGTAAGTCCAGGTCACCAGAACTTCCTTACCGTACCTACCAGCCACACAGCGAACATGCCACCGCCAAAGATGAAGGCGAATTGAGCGCAATAGTGCCCGAAGTCGATAAGTGTCATTGCGCAGTTAGTCCGTTAGCGTAGGCGTCAACGCGCAGCGTCGTGCCGCCAGCGTAGGTGCCGACGGTCGTGTACTTGACACGCCACAGGCCGCCTATAACTCCATCCTTCGATGTGTTGGCACCCAGTGTGCCGTCGGTCGGAACGTACTCGGTCGTGACTGGAGTAAGCGACGACAGATTATAGATGAACCGCGCTGAGGCCAACAAGAAGTGAAAGTTCGCCACATCAACCCAGGTTGTGCCGCCGTCGAATGAAGTTTGCACCCAGGCGTCTGCGCTGGTGCCACCCGAACCCCAAGTGAACGTCCCCTGGAGAATGATGTTGTTGGTGTATGTCCCGCCCTTGGCACGTAGCTGGAGCGGGACAGTCACGACAGCCGTGACAGCCGTCGTGATTGTGGTTGTTCCAAGAAGGGCCGCCGCCTTGACTGGCGCACATAGCGCCAGCAAAGCAACGAAGGCGATGGCGAGTCTACGCATGACTACTTGGTCCGCCAAACGCCATTGGAGAAACAGTAGAAGATCGTGACACCCAAGGCGACCGTCAGCGAGAATGCAGCGTTCGCTACGCCAGCGTTGATCTTGTCGCCACCAGACGCTCCTCCTTGAGCCTGTGAAGACGGCCAGACGTTTGCCGCGTTGGTAGTTGCATCGTTGACAAGAACAACACAAGCTCCGGCGAGAGCTGGCGGCAACCTGACACCATCGCCAGCCGATGCAACCGTAGTGATACGATTTTGCTGCTGGGCAATCAAGCGTGAGGTAGTTTGAGTACCGCTGATCGTCGCGGTGATGTTGTCTTCATAGGAAGCGTAGAATGCGCCGCCTTGCGCCTGGACTTGCGTCGCGATGACGCTTTTACCTTTGGTGCGATCAACGAAACCTGAGGGAGGCATGTGGAGTCTCCTGGAAGAAGTGCGCTAGACCTACGCCGCTAACGCTTAGGCGTCAATTAAGGCTTCAGCCTCCTTTTTGCTCAACGGTTTTTTGTTGAGCTTCTGGCCTGCGATGACATCGTACTTGCCCTTGCCGCTTTCAACCAAGAAACGCTCAGCGGCTGTCTCGATGTTTGAAAGTGGGAAGAGCTCGATATATCCTGCATCGCGGAGCGCACGCCGGTTGGCGATTGGAATGGATAGCACTTCGTCGCGTGTCAGCCAGGAGTCAGGCTTGACAGGCTCGCCGTTCCTAGAGAACACACGCCTGACTCTGGCGCCGCCAATATCCTTGTCGAGAATTTCCATCGTCATGACTTCCTCCATTGGCGGAGGCTGGGTTGTCCGAAGGTGTTTACCCAGCCTCCTGTGCCAGAGCTGTTATGGGAGGGGTGGACAGCCTGGCAGTTAGCTAACGATACCACCGAAACGATAGCCGAGGTCAGCACCGACAACCTGCATGTCGAAAGCCATCTCGCCCTCGGTACGCACAGTCTCGAGGCCCAGCCACGGCATCGGGATTTGGGCGATACGAACGCCCAGTGTATTCAGGCCGGTGAGGCCAGTCCAGGCGAAGGTGTAGCCTGCGCTCGGGATCATCAGACCAGGCGCCGGCGCCGTGTGCAGCAGGATAGCATCCTTGGCTGCAACGAACGCGTAAGTGCCAGACCCGACGCCAGGAACGGCCGCTGCACTTTCCTGAGACGTATTGTAGACAGCCTTGGACACAACGACGCGGTCAACGTCGAAGCTGGCAGCCAGGAGCTCGGGAGTGATCTTGCTGGCGTCAGCGCGTGTCGTGTACTTGATACGGTCGACGACCAGAGGATGCTTGCGCAATCCCTGATACACTGGAAATGCCATGAGGAGCGTATTGACCTCATAACCAGTGTTCTGAAGAATACTGGTCTGTCCTACGGCGATGTCGGTATAAGGATCGCCGTTGGCGTCATCGTTCCAGAACGCAGGCGTAGAGGTGCCAGGTGTGCCACCGGTGGTGCCAGTGACGTCTACTGACCAGACACCAGACTTGATGTACTGACCAGCGAAAAAGCGATCCCGTCTGATCAGCAGTTTTTGCATGACGTACTTGGTTGTCGCCACATCCATGTTGACCGCAGGGTCAGCATTGCGGCGAGTCTGGGCGCCGAGGTCCTTGTGCCAGGCCCAGACTTCCGCGCTGTAACTGGCGGTGTCCAGGTCGAACCCGCCACCCGCGGACTCCGCAGCGTCGGCGCGCTGTTGCGCCTCGTCACGGTAAAAGTCGTCCTTGGAGAAGCGGAAGTACTTGTCGGCTTGGTAGGTTACGGGGACGACAGGGAAGACCTGTTCGGCCACGTAATTCTTTTCGTCCTGAAGGTAGGCGGTGGCAATAGCTGTCAAGGCCGCCTGCACGTGGACCTGCATAACGGTAGGCTGGGGCATTGTTATCTCCTATACTTGCTTGCCCACAAGGGCAGGCGACCCCTGGGTTTACGAAACGCCGAGCGTTGGACCAACGAGCTGCACAGCAACCACAGCGTTGGCAGCACCTGCCGCTTCGAGCGCTTGCGCGACAATCCAGTTATGCGCGCCCGCAACAAACGGCGTGAGACGTCCGGTGCCATCGGCAAGCACCATAAGCTGTTGACCGACCGTCCAGGTATTGCCTGCAACCGCCTTGGTGATCGATGGAGGCAAGGCAACATCTGCGGCAATGCCCAGTGGCGGCGTATTCTGCAAGATGCCGTAGAAACCGCCGGCAGGGGGTACCCACGTCGCCACTATCGCAAGCGATACGGTACGAGCCGCACTGATGAAGACAGCGAGGAATTGACCGGAACCGCCAGGACCCGACAAGGCGCTGGCCGGGTTGAAGTAGTTAGCGGCAGCTACGCACTGCGCGCCGTCGCGGTAGAGAGGACCTTCGGTAGCCATTGGGCTATCTCCTTAGAGAGGGGTGAATTGCTTAGACCGCGCGCGGCCGGTTCTGGTTGCGCTCCTTCTCGGCCAGAGCCTTGTTCGCCGGGTCGGAATAGACTTTGGCGAATGCCTGAGCCTCGCTGAGCTCTGGGTGAGCCTTGCGATACTCGGCAGCCTTGGCCTTGAGTTCCTCCATGACTTCGCCGTTGGTGCGCTCGCCTGGACCGCCCCACTCCTTGAAGAGCTCGCCGGTGTCGATCTGTGCCTTGGCAGCCTTGACCAGAGACATCAGCTTGTCGACCGCAGGCTTGTCGCCGTCATAGGCCTTCTTCAGCGTGATCGCTTCGGTGTCGGGCAGCCCGAGCTCCTTCGCCTGCTTGGCGAAATCAGCCAGGTTCTGCTTCTCGAGTAATTCGCCGAGCTGTTTCTTGGTGGACTCTGCGTCGGCGATGATCTTCTTGATGGAGTCGGGCAGCTCTTCGCGCTTCTCCATCTGAACCGTGCGGTTCTGATGATCCTTGGCGCGGAAGGCCTTTTTGGCTTCGTCGTCCTTGAGCTCGTTGTGGAATTTGAGCTCGTCGGGAGTCATGTTCGCCTTGGCAATCTCAAGTTCGCCTGTCACCTTAGCCAGATTGTCACTGGCATCCTTAGCTGCCTTCGCCTGATCGGCGAGCGCCTTGGTCACGTCGGCTTCGGTCGCGCTGTCGGCAAGACCGAGCGTCTTCTTCAGAACAGCGATGTCCATGTCGGACTCTCCTCGCTTCTTGTCGACTGCACCACCCGCAGCCTGGGTTACCTCCGCCAGGTGATCCTGGAATTGATTGAATGTAGCAGCCAGAAGATCATTATGCTGCTTGGTTGGTTCGTTCTTCAAGATCGATACGACTGACTTGTGCAGGGCGTCGACTGCCAGCAACATATGCCCACCAAAGGTAGGCGTACCGTCAGCCTTGCGCAGCACCACCTTGACGCCTTTGCCAGCGCCCTTGTCTACAGCACTGACTTCCCTGATCTTGAGATTGGTGAGCTTATTGGCCATGACCTATCCTCATAACGATGGGGTGACGCTGAAGTTCCATTGTTAAACCGAGTTTGGTAGCCTTAGGCGGCTTGGCGATCTTTTGGTCGGCACAAGCCATCAGCACGTCCATGCCCTTTTGGGTGACATAGACATTGCCCAAAGGATGAACTCCCAGGTAACCGCCCTGGATCAACTGCATGATGCGCTGGCCATGGGTCAAGGAATTTCCTCTGACTTAGCCCGCCCGCGAATGCTGAACTCAGATCGTTCGCCGCGCTTGTGGGCCTCCCAGACGGCATCGTCCTCGACGTGAAAGCCAACCCACCAGCCGACCTGATCCTGACCATCGAGCTTTAGCGGCTTGTCCTTGGTGGCGACGTAGGACTCGATCATCTTGCCGACGTTCTCCACCTCGTGCATATCATCGTGCTGGCGGCTGTTCAGCACATAGTCGTAGGCAGCTTTCTCAAGCTCCTCGACTGGGATCATGTCGCCCTGGTGATCGATCACCGGCTTGCCGTCTTTCTCGACTACGCTGGCCCAGCCGAAGATAAGACGCTGCTCTGGCAACGCCTTGTGAACCTTGAATGGAACGGACCACTGTTTGTCCAACGGGTCTTCATCGTCGTCTGGTTCGTCGTGGGTCGTGATGCCTTCCATGTCGCCATGGACAGCATCGTGCTCCTCGTCGTCCTCGTCCGGCTCGACACCTACGTCGGGGTCCTTGGCCTGAGTCTGGGCAGAGGTGCCAGCGATCATCTCGTCGAACATGACCTTCTTGTCGTCACGTTCCTTTTGTCCATAGGCAGTGGAAATGCTGCCCAGTGAAGCTGGGACATGAACGCTCTGCGAAGTCGCGTCCTTGATGAGGTCGGAGAATAAAGAGGCCGACTTTTGTCCGTGCGCCCGACGCCACATGCTCCCGCAGATGGCCACGGCTTGCTTGTTATCGTCGGTTGTCCCCTCATTCATTACGACAGGCACACACCGATGAATGAAGTCGGACTGGCTTTCACCGTCGCGAGGGCTAGGCATTGTTCTTCCTCAGCATGTGATTGATCATGGCATCGCCAGGCTCGCCGCCAATAGTAAAGCCCTCATGACCGCGGGGTCCCATGGTCGTGCCCAGGAACTCACGCACCACTTGCTTGGCTTCAGGAGTGTTCATGTCGGTGGCTGAGAGCTTGCGCATCTTGGGTGGAACGTAAAGATCGACCTTGGGAGCTGGAATAGTGGGTAGACCCTTGGACTTGCGCAGAATGTTGTGAGCCTTGCGGAATGCTGGACTCAGCTTTGCCCAGTTAGTTTCTTCGTAAGTCTTGCCGCGGATTTCCTGTTCGACCTTCACCCGCTTGATCAGCTTAGCTGTCATAGCCGTCCTCTTAAACTGTAGTCGGTCGTCGCATTGCTTCTGGATCAACGCGGGCATCTTGTAACACACGATCAGCCACTCTTCGAGCATTCATTGCAATGATTGGAAGTTGCCAATAAAGACGACGAGCAATGAGGTCGTTGAGAAGTGATATCTCTTTATCGTTGTCAACCATCACCGTCCTCTCAGCTTCATGATTTCCTTGGCGACAGCCGACATGATCATGGCCTTGACGGACTCAGTGTCACCTGCGCTGACAATGGCTACCGCAGCTGGGTCGGTTATGTCGGGCATGCCAGCTGCCCCACGCAAGAAACCTTGAAGCTCTTCGTCTGGAAAAAGGGGCAT